ATTACCGCCTAAAGACACAGCCCCGCTGAATGTAACGAAGTCGTTTACAACAGCCCCGTGGTCAACGTCTGAAACTGTAATCTCTGAAGAGCCATTAGTTGCTGAGAAGGTAACTTCCCCAGCGGCTGTTGTTGTACGGAGAGGAGTGATGTCGTTATATCCCCCGCCTTGTTCGATGTAATACTTTAGATTAGTTCCGAGACCATTAAAGACGTTCCCTGTCAGGGTAACGAATGGAAGGATTGCTCTTGCTGTGCCTTGGTATGTGAGTGTGCTTCTACGCTCCCAGCCGCCAATCTTCTCAGGCATACCAGATCGAAACCTGATCTTGTCACAGTCGTACCATCCACCTTCATTGGTGTAGCTCGTAGTCTCTTTATTGATCCCCGGCTTAAACTGCAATTTTGTCAGCGGCATATCCACTCCATACTAGGTCATGTGCTGTCTCCCTTGAATCTCTGCGTCCAGATAGTCAGGGAATACTTTGTTCCGCGCACCAACTCATTGCATTGATGTCCGTGGGTAACTTCTCCCGGGAACAGGATTACATCTCCTGTTGGCACGTTAATGTTAGAGAAGTTCTGTCGCGGAAAGACTAACTCAGCTCCTTCATAGTCTTCATTTAGTTTAACCGATCCAGTGACCAGAGAAGCGTCTGTGTGAAGCCCTAAGGACGTTTGACCGCCCTGTGTATACTTCATGACGAATATATCTCTGACTCCAATCATCTCCATTGGATACCAGTATTCTTCACAGATCCTTTTGATCCGCCCCATGAATGCCTTTGTTATGAGCTGATGATAATGATTGGATATAGTGTCCAGTCTTATTTCTTGGGCTGGGAACTTATCGTAACCAAGTGATACCCAGTTCCCGTTTTCCTCTGCAAGCCTTATGATGTCATCGCATTCAGCCTTAGACAGAAGCTCTGTCATCAGCATCTCTGGAGCAACAACAGAAGCGCCTTCTACCTGAACTTGTTGCTTGATTGAAGGGTATATATTCTTAAACAGATTGTGCATTTGCACTTTCTCGATAGTGCTTCCGTTACCGTGGTATATCAATGGCGAGCAATTATCGTTAAACAGTAATCCATTGCCCGTGGTAACTGATTCGCAAGATGTCTGAAAAAGATACCCCTCAGTGTCAATGGTTGCATCATGGTCCTTTGAAAGAAACGCCTTTGTGTATAACAGTTGATCATCATCACTGCTATCAAAGTCGCCCATCGAGTCAATCATGTCGATCAATCCATCGACAGAACCGGCAAAGCCACCGCTGTTGAGGTAGGGGTATGGACCGGATGTGTTGTATTGGCTTTCAAGAGAAGGGTCTGGCCAGCACGTTAGCTCCCCAGAGAATACGATGTCTGCCCCAAAACCAAGATACCTACCGACAATATCTTCCAGTACATCTTTCTTATTGACGACGAAAGAATCGTAGCCATCAGAGAATATAACCAAGTCATTCTTTGGTAGGTTTTGTAGCTCTTGTCTTAGGAGCTTTATTTTATGCGCTCCTCCCGGGGAAGACATATCTCCTCCCTCCCAAGGCTCTCCTGCTCCAAGAACCTTCAGGCTAATTCCGTGCAGGTTGCATGACTCAACAAGCCTGAATGCTTCGTTCGCATCACTAGCCACTGTAATAAAATGCACATTGCCGTACACAAAGTAGTCGTAGTCAGTATGCGGATCAATGTTTGACCAAGCGTCTTCTTTTGGTCTAGGAGCGCCCATCTGTGGCTCAAACCCTACCCAAGGCAAACCTCTGGCTGATAGGTTTTTTCCTATAATCGGCATGATTTCGTCGGCAGGCATCAAGTCGTACAGTCGAGCTTGGATAGACAGTATCTTTGCTACCTGAGGAGTAATGGCGTAGGCGCAACACCAGTAAGGATAGCTGACAAAAACAAGTCCGTCCTCAGCAGGCTTTGTCTCAATATCATCCATCTCTGTAAAAGCGAGATAAACACACCCGTACTTCTGCGCGGCATCTATGACCTTTTTCTCATCATAGACATCCTTGTCTATTAAGAAGTCGTCTTCCATAATGAGGTAAATGTCATCGCCTTTGGCGCATTCATCCCAAAGAGCAAGGTGAGAAAGCATGCACCCAACCTCCCCTTTTGTTAGCCTCCTGTTAAGAACTGGGTCTCTCCAGTCCTTGTTTAATATCATCCCTTGATTCTCTATGTCTTGGATAGATACCTTTCTTCCATCTAACCCAAGTATGTATTCGGATACCAGCTCTGGTTCGTTGTGGTTTCTTTGGAACTCCCTTCTATCTGTTCTTGACGGGATTGATATGACTTTCTTTTTCATCTCCACCTCGGACCTCTTACCCAAGAAACCAGTGAATATCTTTTGCCCTCAGTGACCTCGGAGACGCTGTGTTCCAAGTATGAAGGAAATACCAGTACACTCCCTTGCATCTTCAACTCCGATTGATCGGGCCCCTTTACGGTTTTAAAAGAAAACTCACCGCCTTCATAATGATTCGGGTCTGATAGTTGAACGACAAGAGACAGCTTCCTGTCGTAGTTCATTGGGTTTTCCCAATCAACATCATGATGCCAAGTGTACATGCCCCTGTCTTCGGCTGAGTATTCAGTGAACTGCATCTCATTAAGTTCTTGCTGGATATCGACGTTAAACATTTCAGCATTGGCTATGTTTATAAACCGCAACAGATAGGCCCACAGCTCCTGAGTTCCGCTTACCCATCTAATATTGCTTCTTCTTAAATCTTCGCTGTCGCTGGAGAACGTAGTCGCTCTAACGGGATCGACCTTGAGCATCTCGGCAATCATGCCTTCGCAGACATGTTGCTCAACAACCCCGCTAAAGAGAACGTAGTTATGTCTTTTGTAAATATCGCTCATTTTAGCGGGCCTGCTCCATAAGCTCTTGGCCGTAGTTTAGATGCTCTGATGATGGGCAAGAGAACCAGCCTGTTAAAACCATCTTGTCGTGCGCGTAAGGAGGATTCCCCCTATGTGGGTGCGTAATACCTGCTGGCCACAAAACAATCTTCCCTTTTTTGGGAACGACGTTTACTCCTTGATAAAGGAATTCAGTGCCCCCGCTATCATCCTCCATGTCATTGAGGTAGATCATCCAAACAAGACTTCTCCCTGCGGTTGATCCGGGTCCCTGATCAATATGCCATTTATGGAACCCGCCTTTAGGCGGAGTTAGCTGAAATTTATAAACGCCTGTGTATAGTTTTTGAGTTTTTGCTGAGGTTACTTCGAGTTGATACTCGTTAAGGGCTTGATCTAAACACTTTCGGATCGCGGCACGATGATGCCCCAAGAATGGGGGCATGAATATTTGAACATCTTTCCTTCCGAATACAGACTCTTCGTATTCTCTTTCTCCGAATATCCACCCCTTATTATCTTCCTCGGTGATTTCTCCGGATAATTCTTTTTCAATAATGTGGCTTATTACTTCAAGCGCGTCAGTACAAATATTATCGCAAAGCTCTGGCGCTAACGCATCCTCCTTCGCGTAGATAAAGTCTTGAAAGAACATACATACCTGCTATGGACTTGTTGGGAATACCACATCTTTCCATACATAGTCCTTAACATCAACATCGTATACTTTTTTTGCGTTCGGGTAATTCGTTGTAATATCGCGGAGACTTTGTCTGTAAGTCGCCCATTCCTGCTGTTGCTCGGCTGTCAACGAGTTCCACTTTGTCGGCATTTCGATATAGTCTGACCGTTCAAGAGCTGAAGTTCTTACGGACCTTAGTTCATCCATTGCTCTATCCCCTGATATTTCTTCAGGGATTTCAAAGTCAGCAACTTCTCCGTATACACCATCTATGCAATCTTGGAATATCTGTCTTCCGTGTTCTTCTGGGTCATCAACGCTCGCGGCAAAACTAACCCAGTCCTCGTCTAGCTCATCAAAATCAACCTCAACAAGGATGTATGTTTTATCCTGATTGCCCCACTTAGGGTTTCTTGCTTGCGCTACTGTACGAATAGCCATTACGCTGTCCTTACCATGAGGTTTATCGTGTGTGTTGTGTTCCAAGTATTATTCGCCGCCGCGTAAAGAACCCCCGGTCCCATATTCCTCCATGTGCCTGAGAGGGTTGTGATGCCTGTTGACCCGGGGTTAATGTATGCGGCGTTACTGTTTTGCGGGCCAAACCAGAACGTACCGAAGTTAAATCCGTTAACCACTGAGCGCATGGGGATTACAGCCGCTGTGGACCCTACGTTCAAGTAGTTCGCGT